AAAAAGAATGACAGAGGAAACTGGTATTCCTCACGAAGTAGATCACATTATTCCAATCTCCAAGGGAGGAAAACATCACGAAGATAATTTACAGATTATCACGATGAGCGAAAATCGTAAAAAACATTCTAAAATTATTGGAGTATAAAAAGTGTTAAATGATTCTTTGTTTATGTCTAATAAAGATGATTGGGAAACGCCAAAAGATTTATATAGAACCCTAAATGATGAGTTTAAATTTAATCTGGATCCTTGCTGTAGCGAAAAAACCGCTAAATGTTCTCTTTTCTACACAATAAAAGATGATGGATTGTCTAAAAGCTGGGAAGGCAACGTGTTTATGAATCCTCCTTATGGAAGACAAATAATAAATTGGGTTAAAAAGGCAAAAGAAGAATCCAACAAAGGTGCTACTGTAGTATGTCTTGTTCCAGCAAGAACTGATACAAAGTGGTGGCATAATTATTGTATGAAGTCCGCAGAAATAAGATTCCTCACAAAGAGATTAACATTTGAGGGTGCTAATAATAAAGCAACTTTTCCTGCCGCTATTGTTGTATTTAAACCAGAACAAAATATACCTATACTAAAAGCGCAAATAGTTTAATTCTGATATAACGTATCGTAAAATTTTGGATTAATATTATGTGGAAAGATGTTTGTAAAATGACCCGTGAGGAAATTGAGGAGGAGTTAAAAGCACTGAAGCAAGTGAGGGAACTTTCTAATAAGGTAAATGTGGATAAACTCCTTAAACAAGAGTTAGATTTGGAACCCTTACAAAAACTTAATCTTACAATGACAGCAAATGGAGCACTTTATCATAGAGTAAAGGGTATGCTTCCAGAACTGATGGAGAAGATTTACAATGAACGTGTCATCTTTAAGAAGAAGATGCTTGCTGCTGAACAAGAGTATGAAAAGACAAAGAATAAGGAGTTGATCAAAGAGATTGCCCGATGCAATAACATTCAGATGGCACGTAAAATCCAACTGAACTCTGCTTATGGTGCGATTGGTAATCAGTATTTCCGTTATTACAAACTCGCAAATGCTGAAGCGATTACACTGTCTGGTCAGGTATCCATTCAGTGGATTATGAATAAGGTTAATTCTTATCTAAACAAGATTCTGAAAAGTGGAGACGTAGATTATGTTATTGCTTCTGATACCGACTCTTTGTATATTAATATGGGTCCTTTGGTTGAGAATGTATTCGCGGGAAGAGAGAAAACTACTCAAGGCATTGTGTCGTTCCTTGATAAGGTCTGTCAGGTGGAATTTGAGAAGTATATTGAGAGTTCTTACCAAGAACTGGCGGACTATGTGAACGCTTATGAGCAGAAGATGAATATGAAGCGTGAGTGTGTTGCTGAACGTGGAATCTGGACTGCGAAGAAGCGATACATTCTCAGTGTGTGGGATAGTGAAGGTGTTCGTTATGAAGAACCCAAACTCAAAATTAAAGGTATTGAGGCAATCAAATCCTCTACACCAGCACCTTGCCGTAAGATGCTGAAAGACTCATTTAATATTATGATGAGTGGTTCTGAAGACAATATGATTAACTTCATTGACCAATGTAGAGAAAAGTTTAAGTCATTGTCTCCAGAAGAGATTGCTTTTCCACGCTCTGCTTCTGATGTTCAGAAATACTCATCTTCATCAGATGTCTATATTAAAGGAACTCCTATTCACGTTCGCGGAGCACTTTTGTTTAATCATTACATTAAAAAGAATAAACTTAATAATAAGTATTCTCTTATCCAAAACGGAGAAAAGATTAAGTTTGTTTATCTCAAAAAACCAAATACCATCCACGAAAATGTAATTTCATTTATTCAAGAGTTTCCAAAGGAACTCAATCTTGACAAATACATAGATTATGAATTACAATTTGAGAAAGCATTTTTAGAACCACTCAAGATTATTCTTGATACGATTGGGTGGAGTGTGGAAAAAACAACAACCCTAGATTCTTTCTTTTTATAAAATATGGATTTTCTCAAAGATATCGTAAAGGAAATTGGTGGAGAGTATACGCAACTTGCTGCTGAGATAGATGAAACTGAACAATTTGTTGATACTGGCAGTTACATTTTTAATGCCCTTGTTTCGGGTAGTATTTTTGGTGGGGTTTCTGGTAATAAAATCACTGCAATTGCTGGTGAGTCGTCTACAGGAAAAACCTTCTTTAGCCTTGCTGTGGTTAAAAACTTTCTTGATAATAATCCTGATGGATATTGCTTATATTTTGATACTGAAGCAGCAATTACTAAATCACTCTTAGAAAGTCGTGGTATTGATACTTCAAGACTTGTTGTAGTTAATGTTGTCACTGTAGAAGAATTCCGTGGAAAGGCACTTAAGGCAGTTGATATATATTTAAAGAAACCAGTAGAAGAACGCAAACCTTGTATGTTTGTGCTAGACTCTCTGGGAATGCTTTCAACCGACAAAGAGATTACTGACGCACTTAATGATAAACAGGTTCGTGATATGACAAAATCACAACTAGTGAAAGGTGCCTTCCGTATGCTTACTCTCAAGTTGGGACAAGCAAACATTCCAATGATTGTGACTAATCACACTTATGATGTTATCGGTGCTTATGTTCCTACTAAGGAGATGGGTGGTGGCAGTGGTCTTAAGTACGCTGCTTCTACTATCATTTATCTTTCAAAGAAAAAGGAAAAGGATGGAACGGAAGTCGTTGGAAATATTATCAAGGCAAAGACTGCTAAATCACGTTTAAGTAAGGAGAACAAAGATGTTGAGATACGTCTATTCTACGATGAGAGAGGATTGGATCGATATTATGGCCTCTTGGAACTTGGAGAACTTGGAGGGATGTGGAAGAACGTTGCGGGAAGGTATGAAATGGATGGGAAGAAGGTTTATGGAAAAACAATTCTTGCAAATCCCGAAGAATACTTCACAGAAGAAGTAATGGAACAATTGGATCAAATCGCACGTAAGGAATTTAGTTATGGAGAAAGTTGAGTTTCTAATACTTAGAAACCTGTTATACAATGAAGAATATGTTCGTAAAGTAATACCTTTTCTTAAATCTGAATATTTTGAGGATAGTAATCAACGTATCGTATTTGAGGAGATTCTTGATTTTATTCGGGAATACAATCAACTCGCAACAAAGGAAGTTCTTTGTATTGAGGTAGAAAAACGTAAAGATATCAATGACACTTCTTTTAAAGAAATTGTTCAATTGATCTCTTGTTTGGAAGATGTTTCTGTTGAGTCTGGTTGGTTGATTGATACGACAGAAAAGTGGTGTCGTGATAGAGCAATCTACCTTGCCCTGATGGAATCAATTCATATTGCTGATGGTAAGGATGAAAAGAAGAATCGTGATAGCATTCCATCTATTCTCTCCGATGCTCTTGCTGTAAGTTTTGATAACCATATTGGTCACGATTATTTACAGGATTATGAACAACGATATGAGTCTTATCATAAAAAGGAGGATAAAATTGAATTTGATCTTGAATACTTTAATAAAATTACCAAAGGTGGTCTCCCTAACAAAACTCTTAATGTCGCTCTTGCTGGTACGGGTGTCGGCAAATCTCTATTCATGTGCCATGTGGCTAGCTCCGTGTTGCTCCAGGGGAGGAACGTTCTCTACATTACGTTGGAAATGGCAGAAGAACGAATTGCTGAACGAATTGATGCGAACCTCCTGAACGTTCCTATTCAAGATATTGTTGATCTTCCGAAGCAAATGTTTGAAAATAAGGTCACAAATCTTGCGAAGAAAACACAAGGAACTCTGATTATCAAAGAGTATCCAACTGCTTCAGCACACGCAGGGCATTTTAAGTCTCTGCTTAATGAACTTTCTTTGAAGAAGTCGTTTAGACCTGATATTATCTTTATTGATTATCTGAATATCTGTGCTTCCAGTAGGTATAAAGGAAACAGTAACATCAACTCTTATACATTCGTAAAAGCAATCGCCGAAGAACTCCGTGGTCTTGCTGTAGAGTTTAATGTTCCAATCGTCAGTGCTACTCAGACTACTCGTTCTGGTTATGGTTCTTCTGATGTGGAACTAACTGATACTTCAGAATCTTTCGGTCTTCCTGCAACTGCTGACTTAATGTTTGCATTGATTTCTACAGAAGACTTGGAAGGTCTTGGTCAGATTCTTGTAAAACAACTGAAGAACAGGTATAATGATCCTACCATTCATAAGAGATTTGTGATTGGTATTGATCGAGCAAAAATGCGTCTTTATGACTGCGAACAATCTGCTCAGAATGACATTCTTGACAATGGAAAGGATGAAGAGTATGATTATGAAGAAAAGAAACCTAAAAAAACATTTGAGGGATTTAAGTTTTAATGGAACAGGCAAAACACGTTGATTTTGATAAATATGCTGAGTTTGTGGATGCAGTAACTTCTGATGCATCAAAAGACTTTCTTGCTCTCACCGAACGTATGGTTGAACTTGATGAAAAGGGAGCAAATATTGAACGACTTCTTACCTCTGCTGTTGGCATCAATGCTGAGGGTGGTGAGTTTATGGAGATTGTTAAAAAAATGGTTTTTCAAGGCAAACCCTATAATGAAGATAATCGTGAGCACCTGATTATTGAACTTGGGGATATTATGTGGTATGTTGCCCAAGCTTGTATGGCACTTGAAGTGAGTATTGATGAAGTAGTTGCTCGTAATGTTCAAAAACTTCTGAAACGCTATCCTGAAGGTGCGTTTGATTCCTACTTTTCAGAAAATAGAGCACTTGACGACCGATGACTAAAGAAAAACAAGTAACAATCAAAATGAATACTCAGGCAGCACTTGAGGTTCTTCAAGTTCTCGATAGTTCTACATATGGATATAGTGAAGAGTTTACTCCAGAAAGAATTGTAAGACTTCGTGGAGTTATGAATCATCTTTCGGATGAACTTCAAAAGGTATTGATGTGATTGAAACCTCCTTCGGGAGGTTTTTTTTTTTAATGGAGTTAAGTTTATAGAGATGATAAATAAAGTTATTAAGACTTTAAATTTATAAAAAAATGGATTCACAAATCTTGGGAGAAGCAGTTCTTGCTTATGCAGCAGTTTATAATCCAGAATTGCGTCAAGAATTTGAATTTAAAAAATGGGTAAATTCACTTCTTGAAGAAGGTTATGACCTAAGTGACTACACTTGGGAAGAAATGTATGAGGCTTATCTTGAAGAGCAGCCAATGTCAGCATTTCAAGCCGGTGGCGGACAAGCAGCATTAGATGCATCCGCAAGAAGACAAAATACTAGAGGTGGAGGATCAAGAATGGTTCCCCAAAAAACAAGAAGAGAAATTGAAGCTCAAGGTAGTGCAAATTTATATAAAGCTGGTGGAGGAGATGCTGCAGTAGCAGCTTCTGCAAGAAGACAAAATACTAGAGGTGGAGGATCAAGAATGGTTCCCCAATTATCTAGAAGAGAAGTAGAACAAAGAGGTGCTATTGCAGCAGTAGGTTCAAAATCAAATAAAGCTCCAACAACACCCACAGACAAAGATAAACCCCCAACTACAACTCCAACTACAACCCCAACTACAACTAAAACTCAACCCCCAACTACAACCCCAACTACAACTAGTTCAGGTTCTGGTGGAGCAAGTTCAATAACAACACCATCAACAACGGGAAAACCCTCTTCAGCAGCATCTACACCTGCCAGAGCATCATCACCAGCGAATGCTACAAACGCTCAAAAAATTGCTGGAGGAATGGAAGTTTGGAAACAGCAAAAAACCGCTGGAGATACTGCAGCGGCTGATAAAACTGGAAAAATGACAAGCCAGTTGAAGTATGGAGATCAACTAAAACCAAAAACACCAAATCCTTTGATGAAGAATATGCCAGGTCGCAACCAGGCAGAACTTGATCAACTTAGAGGAAATGCTGCTCTTTCTAGCATTTCGCAATCACCATTTGCTAAAAGAATTTTGAGTGGAACTGCAAGATCATCTCAAGCAAATGAAATTGGAAAAGCGAGTTTGGGAAGATCTGCTGCAGCAATTACAGCAAAACCTGCACTATCAACATCAGCAGCAAATCCATTCAAAAGTTCTGCAGCAACTACTGCGGTTAATGCGGCAACAAAAACAACTCCAAGAGTTGTGCAAACATCAGTTCCAGCAAATCCATTCAAAAGTTCTGGTTCATTATCTGCTGCTAGATCTGCAGTATCTTCTGCAATTAAACCAACACAACCACCAAAGACAACAAACCCACCAAAGCGCGAAACTCAACTCTTTCACGTCGATTTGTTTGATTTGGTCAAGGGACATCTTCTTGATGAAGGATATGCTGATACGAATGAAGCCGCACTTGCCATAATGGCAAATATGAGTGAAGAGTGGAGAGAGAGTATTGTTGAAGCAGAGGTTCTCGCACAAAAAGGCGGAGTTCCCGGAACTATGAAAGTTTCTCCAACTAAGCAAGGTGGATTTCTAGGAATAGGCGCAAAACTGTGAATAAACCAGTTCCAGGTTCATTTAGACCATCAACACCATCTAGTTCTGCTGCTGCCAGATATAATACTGCAGTTGATAGACAGTTTGGTGGAGCTGCTCCTGGAAAAGAACCTACTTCAACTGCATTGCAAACGCAAAAAAGAGCTCAAAGATCTGGGCACAGTGGTTATATGCAAGTAAGAAATCCCGGTAGTCTTTCAGATACTGGATTACCTGGAAGACCATCTCCAGGAAGAGCAAGCGATCAAAATTTTGCGATAGGAAAACCACGCAATTATTGATATATTAATGTTACTAAAAGGATCATAGGAAAAGTTTTAGAATAAATACTTAAAATAAAAATTTTAAATGGCAAAATTAAATGAAGGTGACGTAATAGAAGGAATTTTTTCTATTGCTATCGCTCAACTTTTTGCTTTTGGTAGAATTGATAAATCTAAATTAAATAGTCTAAGAACTAAAATAGACCCTGGAATGTTTTCTACTGGGAAATTTACTACAACAGTAAGAGAATATGTTGATGGAAATCCCAAAGATAAAATTAAAGTTACTTTAACTGTAAGACTAAAACCCGCCAGTGTATCCGGGGCTTTTGGCCCAAATTATGAACCTTTATATAAAAGTTCAAGAGATGTTGGCAATATAGATCAAAAAATAAATCAACTAATAACCCAAACCAATACAAATTATTCCAAAAGAATTGAAACTATTAAAAATAATTTTTTAAAAAATAATCAGAGTGACACTGTGGATATTGAAATTGTAGCTGATGGAATAGCTGGAGAATCTTCTGGTGGAACAATAAAAGGAGATATTGAGGTAAAAGTTACAATAAATGGTAAAGAGTCTATGGATGATAAATTATCATTTTCATTAAAATCTGGTAGTAAAACTTTAGCTAACCTAAGCCCTTTTAATGGCATGATGGATATAGTTTCTAGATTTGGGGTTTCTTTAAAAGAAAGGAAAAAATATCAAGAGGTTCTTGGGAAAACACTTGCTTCAGCAAAAACCTCAGCGGAAAAAAGAATGAAGGTAGAGTTGATAGAGGAACTATACTCGGAAATTAAAAAAGAACTTAGATTAAAAAGCGGAACTTCCAAGTTCAGTAACGCTGCATATCAATTATTTAAAGATAGTGCTTTTGGGTCAGATTTAGCTGAAGTTGTTGATATTAATAAAACAAAAATCAAAGAAATGAATGTGAAAACAATAAACGATCTTCAACAAAGTGGCGAAAAGATCACTTGCTCTATCAGCGGAAACAATTTAAAGTTTTTGGTTAAAAATAAAGAATTATTTCAGATGAGATTTAAAAAAAGGGCAGAAGAAGTTGCAAAAAACGAATATACGATTAAAGAGTTGAAGTTTTATATTGAAGCTGGGCCAGCAGCATACAGCAAATAAATAAATAACTAAAAGACATTTAAGTGCATTAAGATACATTAATGAAAAGTTTTTCTCGGTTTTTATCTGAAGCAACACAATCACAAGCAGCGCAACAAGCTCACAAACTTGGGTTGTCTGGAGATGGTCATGGTGGATGGATGGATCGTTCTGGTAAAGTTGTTGCAAGAACAGAAAAAGGAAAACTTAAATTCACTCATCAAAGTAAACCAACTAACAAAGAAGAACCAAAAGCAGAAAGACAACCTGCTCCACAGCAAGCAATGCCCGCACTACAGGCACAGGCACCTGTTCCACAAGCATTACCAATGCCTGGGCAAAAACCTGCTCCAGAGGAACAACCGGAAGAAGCACCAACTCTTACGGTCGTTTTTGGTCGTTTCAATCCACCAACGGTAGGTCACGAAAAACTTCTAAAGTCGGCAAAGAGAATTTCTGTTGGTGGTGATATCAAGATTTATCCATCAAGAACACAAGATCCCAAAAAGAATCCTTTGGATCCTGATATAAAAATTTCGTATATGAAAAAAATGTTCCCAGAATTTGAAGAGAGCATTATGAATGATCCAAATATGAAAACAATCTTTGATGTTCTTGTGGTAGCACAAGAAGAAGGATATGGAAGTGTGAATATTGTTGTGGGTTCTGATCGTCAAGCAGAATTTGAAAATCTTGCTCAGAAATATAATGGGCAACTTTATACTTTTGATTTAATTCGTGTTGTTTCTGCTGGAGTTCGTGATGCTGATGCTGAAGGTATAGAAGGAATGTCAGCATCCAAGATGAGAAAAGCAGTAGTTGATGATGACTTTAATTCATTCCGTAGAGGAACTCCGAAGACACTTAATGATGCGGAAACACAATCGCTGTTTAATGCGGTTCGTCAAGGAATGAACATTAAAAAGTCTAAAGTCAGAAAAGAAAATTATTCTTTGTGGGAGATTGCTCCAAAGCACGATATGAAAAATCTTCGTGAAAATTATGTAGGTGGTAGAATTTTTAATTTGGGAGATCAGGTTCAAAACCTAAACACTGGATTGGTTGGAGAAGTGATTCGCAGAGGAACTAATCATCTTATTTGCGTAACTGAAGAAGGTCATATGTTTAAGTCTTGGATTAGGGATGTAATGGAATATAATGAAGTTGAAATGAATAGTATGTATAGAGAACCTGGAAAACCAAATACTCTTGCGGGAACAACTGGATACTTTAACTATGCCTCATCTATGACTCCAGGAGCAATCGGAACAAATTCTCAATACCTTCAAAAAGGTGGGAGACCTTACGGTGTCAATTTAATAAATAAGTATAAGAAACTGAAAGAAGGCGTCTATTAAAAATGTCTATTAATCCCCTTAACGATATTTCCAGAGTATATCTGGAGCAGGTTGCTTTATCTGAAGCGAAAGTAGATAAGAAACTTCCAGAGCACGAAAGATCTGGTGCTAGACTAAAGAGATATGATAATCCAAGTGGTGCTTTGGAATTGGGTGGTGGGAAACAACGGGCTCGTAGGGCAGAACATGAAGCAAGAAGAGGGAAACCAAAGCGTTGGTGGGATGATGATGGGGATGGTGTTGGATATGAAAAGGGCGAAGTTTCTGGTAAATTTGTTCGCAAAGAAGCAAAAGAAACTTCAAAGCGTTGGTGGGATGATGATGGGGATGGTGTTGGATATGAAAAGGGCGAAGTTTCTGGAAAGTTTAAGAGAAAGAAAAAACTAAAAGAAAGTTTTTCAAACTGGAGAGAGGATCTTTTTGAAATTGTTGATGAAATTGACAATCAAAAGGAACAACCACATATTCAAGAAAAAAAAGTAAAAAATAAAATCACAATTAATCCTACAATTGGAGAAGCAGTAGAGGAACTTGGTGGAACTCTTCTTGAAATGATTGAAATTGATGAACTCGATTTTATCGTAGAAAGTGTTTATGATGAACTTGTTGATGAGGGATATTATGAATCTGATATTGAAGAAGCACTTGAGTATGCTTTAGTTGAAGCAAGAGTTACTTATGGGCATGATACTCCTTCAATGGAGAAAAAAAGAGAAGGTCTTTTATCTGTGGTAAGAAAAAGACTTTCTGCCATTAAAAAGTCAATGAAAAAAAATATTAAAAAGGGAGCTGAATATGTTGCTCGTAAAATGAGTGACGAAGATGAAACGAAACCAAGTGCGGCTCATTCAAAACCAGGAGTAAAAGCAGCACAACCTTATAGAGGTGCTGGTGTTGGTCGTGTTGAAAAGGCAGGATCTCCAAAACCAAAAAGAATGGAAAGACCTTCCGATCCTTGGGAAGGCAGTGAAACGACTCCATCAAAAGAAAAAGAGAAAAGACCAGCAGCAAAACCAAAAACTACTAAAGTAAGTGGTGGATCTACCAAATCACCCACAAAACCAAAAACCACTAAAGTAAGTGGTGGATCTACCAAATCACCCACAAAAAGAAAAAGAACTAGTAAGTTAGATGATCTTCTTGCTGATATTAGAAGTGAAAGTATAAGCATAGGTGAACAAAGTTTTGATATTAATACAACTGGGCATAGGCAACAACAAAGAATTGAAAAGGCATCAAAACTTCAACAAGCAACAAAAGGAGCAGAATCAAGTGCGGCGGGGTCTGCTGTGAGAAGACTTGGTGGATCCGGAATTAGTCTTCCTCTTGCTAATTCTTATGAACCAAAAGGAAATATGATTGATGAAAAAATCCTGACCGCTTCTGAAACTAAAAAAAAGGAAAAAATTGTAAAATCAATGAAAGGTAAATTGGCAGACTTTGAGAAAAGATATCCCGGTCGTGGAAAAGAAGTGATGTATGCTACTGCTACAAAGATTGCAAAAAAAATTACTGAACAGCAATTGGATGAACTTGCTCCTCTTGCTATTGGTGCTGGATTGGCTGGGGCAGCAGCTTTGGGATATGGACTACATAAAATGGGTCAGGGAATGAAAAAAGATAGAAAAGATGTAACTAACGGAGCTGGAACAGCAAAACCCGGAACAATCAAGGGTAATATAATGCAAAGAAATCAGCAACTTAAGCAACTTATGCAATCCTATGAACCAGAAGGTGAAATTTTGGATGAAAGAAGAAGAGAAGATAAAGGAAAACCAAGACCCGATACTACCAGTCTTTCACACAGAGTTTGGATGGATATAAGATCTAGAAATGAAGATGGATTTATGACAAAAAGAGGTAAAAAAACTGTTGCCCAACATAAATCTGAAAGAGGTGTTCCAGAAAGAGAACGCTCTAAACCAAAACCTTCAACACCCGCACAAAGACTTGCAAGAAAAAAAGCAAAAACAAACAGAAGAGAACAGGAAGCAGTTGACATGTATAAACCAAGAGCAGGTGAATCAGACTAATTCCTAAATAGTTACATACTACCTTACTAGGAGGTAAAAATGTCAGTCGCAGCTCTTTGGGCTTGGATTATTGCTAATGAAGCGGCAGTAGCAACGTTGCTACTTATCGTTTCCGAACTTCTTGGCGCTATCCCAGCATTTAGATCAAACGGTATTGTTTCTTTTGTTCTTCTTCAAACAAAAGAATTTGCAAAAAAAAGAGGAGGACAAGATCCAACTCCTTGAATTTAAAATAAAAAAATATCAAAATGAGGAGTAATTAAACTCCTCATTTTTTATAAATACTTTTAAGAAAAAAATTTTAGCAAGGGTAAAAAGAATGGCACTATGGGGAAATAATGATGCTAAAGGTTCTGGTGGAACAGTATCTTTAGATTATGATAGTCTTATTGTAACTGGCAGTGGAACAACTTTTGGACAAGTTGGGGCTGCGGCAACAGGAGATGTGATTCGTTTTGGGTCTAGAACTGGAACTTATTTTGGTGATGCTGTAATTGTTGGAATTGCTAGCACAACTCAACTTTCAATTGCTTCTACATCATCACTAAATGGTTCTGCAATTTCAGGCGTTCAATTTGACATCAGTGAACTTCCAAAATATACAGTATTTGATCCTGCTTATAGTCAATATAATATCCAGAACAATTCCGAAGAAACAACGGTTGCAGTAAGAACGAGTGTTGCTCAAACAGCAAACATTGGTGTTTCTACTGTAGCAATTGCAGCAACAACTGGAATCATTTTAGGAGATACTTTTGAATCTGGCAGTGTCTCTAAAGTAATTACATCAATTGGAGCAACTACTGTATCATTTGGATCTACAATAGCAAGTTCTCTTGCTAGTGGATCATCAGTTGCAATCCTTAGAAAGAGTGGAACTTATCGTAGAAGTGTTTCTGGAGTTGCTACTTCTGGGGCAGAAGTTGCTGTGGAAACTCAATATAAGTTGACTCATTGTGGTTGGGTTGGAGTTACTACGTATGTAGACTCTGAGGGAAATCTGAGAGTTAAAACTGAAACTTTAGTTGCAATGTCTGGTATTACGACTGGTAATACTCCTGCTTATCCACCACTTTGATGACATATGATTTTCAATGAATTGAATGAAGATAATTTTCTTCTTTTCGCTATTAAAAATTATGAGAATCCTCAAGCAGTGACAAAAGAGGATTTTGAAAAGGATTTAAATCATTTTAAATACATTAAAAGACTCTTGAAAAGATATAAAAAATCAGGTGATCTTAAAACTCACCTGATTTTAAATCACTTTATTATTCTCTATAATATTTTTGGTGAAGCAACAACGCCAATGTTGTTCTTTAAAATAGAGAAAGATTTATGGTCTACTATGAAATCGTTTATTATTTTTTTGAATAGACTTCCCGAATATCCAAAGTCTAGTATTCATGATATTCAAGTTGATCTTTATTGCTTAGCAGAACTTAATAAAATCTACAATGGAAAAGAAGAAAATTGATAAAATTATTGAAGTATTTCGTAATTATATAAATTTCAAAGAAGAAGTAATGTCTTCCGCTCCTACCAATAATGTTGGTGGTGGAAATATTGCAGGAACTCCAGAAGCAGATCCAGGAAATCCCCCAGTATTTAAGAAGAAAAAGAAAAATATTTATTTGGGAATTGGTTCCCGTAAAAGGTGGATGAAATAAATAATAACAAAACTACTTGAGTTATTTGTTTCCAGTAGTGAACGAAATAATAACTCATAAAAGAGAGATGTTTAATTCAAATACTTCTGCAGACACTAAAATTGCCGTGCTTGAGGAAAGACTTTCTTCATATGAAAGTATGATGAGAAAGATTGATGAAGCGATTCAGATAATGGGTAAGACGAGTCAAAATATAAGTAAAATGCTTGCCGTGCATGAGGAAAGAATTGAACAATGCCATAAATCTGATGATTATATTGGTAGAGTAATAGAAGAATTGAGACTTGAAAATAAAGATCAGCACGAATCAGTATCAGAAAGAATAGAAAAAATAGAAACAAGATTGGAAGAATTTGTAAAATTTCGTTGGATTGTAGTTGGTGTATTTGCTGTAGTGTCATTTGCAATTTCACAATCACATATGGTTGTCGATTTATTAACTCCCGATACCCCCAAAGTTATAATAGAAAAATCTAAATAGTTGAGTGTTGGCACGTAGATGCCATGAAAAATAAAAATAAAACTTCAATTTATTTTCTTCAAAAAATTACAAATTCAGTTATAAAGTGGACTGGAATTATAACTGGTTTGTGTCTTGACAAAATGAGATAGTCTGGTAGACTGTATACATCTTGGAGTTATTGTTATGGATTTTGTTGATGTAAAATACATCAATCTAGTATCTTCACGTCTTCAGAAGTTTAAAAAAGTAAAAAATAATCTTTATAATTTTCGCTGCCCTATTTGTGGAGACTCCCAAAAGAATAAAAATAAAGCAAGAGGATACTTGTATCAAGTAAAGAACAATACAAACTTTAAGTGTCATAATTGCGGAATAAATATTTCCTTTAATAATTTTTTAAAACAAATAGACCTTGGTATTCATAAACAATATACTTTCGAAAAGTTTAAAGAAGGTAATACTGGTAAAAACTTTGTTGTAGAAGAACCCAAGTTCAATTTTCAGAAACCTGAGTTTTTCAAAAAAAATGAAAATTCAGAAAACGTGAAAAAGTTGGATTTGCCAAAAGCATCTACAAATCTTGATGCAAAAAAATATCTAGAAAGTAGAAAATTGAACCCAAGTAATTATTATTACGCCAAAAAATTTAAACGGTGGTCTAACCTTCTTCGTCAAACATTTGATAATGTAGATGAAGACGAACCAAGGATTATTATTCCTTTGTTTTATCAAAACACTCTGGTTGGATTTCAGGGTAGAGCAATAGGTCACAGTAAGGTTAAATATATTACCGTGATGCTAGATGATGATTTGCCAAAAATTTATGGTCTTGATGAAGTTGAAAAAAGTGAAACTGTATATGTCACAGAAGGACCATTTGACTCATCATTTATTCACAACTCAATTGCTCTTTGTGGTGCTGACGGTGATCTTGATAAGTGGAATATATATAATCGTGTTTGGATTTATGATAACGAACCACGTAATAGGGAAATTACTAATAGAATCTCAAATCGCATTAGTGAAGGAGAAAGAGTTGTAATTTGGCCTTCTACAATATCCGAAAAAGATATTAATGATATGGTTTTATCTGGCATAAATGTTCAAAATGTGATAGAATCAAATACCTACTCTGGTTTAGAGGCAAAACTTAAATTTACTACATGGAAAAAAATATGAGCAATGGAATTAAAGTTCTCAAAAGAAATGGAAAAATTGAATCTCTTGATTTAGATAAAATGCATCTAATGGTTGAGGAAGCATGTAGAGGTCTTGCAGGCGTCTCTGCGAGTCAAGTTGAAATGACATCCGGTATTCAATTTTACGATGGCATCACTACTACAGAGATTCAAGAAATTTTAATTCGTTCTGCTTCTGATCTTATTGATTTGGATCATCCCAATTATCAATATGTTGCTGCTCGTCTTCTTCTTTTTTCGACCAGAAAGCAACTTTATGGGAAGATGAAAAAACTTCCTTCTCTTCATCAGCACATCTATAACTGCGTAGATAAAGAGGTTTACTACGAAGATATTTTTAACAAGTATACAAAAGAAGAGATTGATAAGGCAAACTCTTTTATTGATCATGATAGAGATTATCTCTTTACTTACGCTGGACTTCGCCAGGTTGTTGATAAGTATTTGGTTCAGGATCGCAGTTCAGGTGGAGTGTATGAAACTCCTCAATTCATGTATATAATGATTGCTCTGACTATCTTTGCAGAGTATCCAAAAGAAACAAGACTTTCTTACGTCAAAAGGTATTATGACGCAATCTCAAAGCACAAAATCAACATTCCCACTCCCATCATGGCAGGAGTGCGAACGCCACTTCGACAATTTGCTAGTTGTGTTCTTGTTGATGTTGATGACACCCTCGATTCTATCTTTAGCTCTGATATGGCTATTGGTCGATACGTTGCACA